ACATCACGACCACCGGCTCGCAGGGATTGCGGGCCACCTGCGCTGTCACCAACTTTAGCCGCAACGAGCCGCTGGAAGAGGCGATCACTGTCAGCGTGACCGTCAAGCCAACGTACTCGGCGAACCCGCCGGAGTGGATGACTGTTGCCTGATTCCCCAAGGAGTACCCATGCGTTTGTTGTTCGCTCTCGCTCTGCTCGCTCTGGTTCCGCTCACCGCCGGCGCGGAGCCGATCCGCATCGCCGGTGAGACAAAGTACAAGCCGCACTCACTGGTTCGGCTCCGTGCCGAGGGTGTCGATCCGAAGGCCGCGATCCTCTGGCGCGTTCATCCGGCGAAGGACGTGCAGCGCGCGACCACGCCCCGAGGGGTGCTGGAGTTCGCGGCGCATCCCGGCACCTACGAGATCGAGTTGCTGGTGATCCGGCAGACCGACGACGGGCTGATCGTCGAGGAGAGCCAGGTCACGGTCACCATCGAGGGGTGCGGCCAGGCGCCGCCCCAGCCCGAGCCGAAGCCACCGGGGAAGGCCAACGCCGAGCAAGCCATCGGCAAACTCCGCTTTGGTAATGCCGGTTGCACCGCGACCGTGATCGGCCCGAGACGCAGCGACGGGAAGTGGGACATCCTCACCGCGGCACACTGCACCGGCGGGGTCGGCAGTCGAGGGACGTTCACCCTCAAGGACGGTCGCACACTCGCGGTCACCGTCGCGGCGCGGAACGCCGACGCGGACCTCACTTGGCTCGTGACCGACGCAGCGGTGGACGATCTGCCGGTCGCCAACCTCGCCGCGAAGAACCCGCCGGTCGGCACCGAGATTTGGCACATGGGCTACGGGATCGACAAACCCGGCAACCGCGAGGATGGGCGCGTGACCGGAACGGAAACGCGCGACGGGCAGTTGCCGATGGAACTGAGCGTCTCCTCCGGCGACTCGGGCGGGGGCATCTTCCGCGCCGACACCAACGAGCTGATCGCGGTGGTCTGCTGCACCACGGAGCGTGGTCGCAAGGTACTGATGTTCGGCGGCAGCGCCGAGCGGGCAGCGCGGCTGCGGCCGGTGGTGAAGACCGACATCGACACGTGGGAACCGCTCGCGATTCCCATCTGCATCGTCAAGAAGACCGATGCCGATTGGCAACCCATCGACATTCCCGTCCGGCAAAAGTGATCTCAGCGCCATTCCGATTGGGAAGGGGAATCGCGATGTGGGGCTTCTTCCAACCGAAGCGGACAGTGTTGTCGGTCATCCAAGAGCTTGTGGAGGGCGTCGAGCAGGGGACGGTCGCTCTGCCGTGCCCGGAAGAGGAACTGTCCGCTACCGATGACGCACCCGATGCGGATGATGGCGAGGTGCGGCGCGTGTTCGAGTTCCTGAGTGTGCCCATTCCGACTGAGGGGATGAAGGATGCATAGCTTCCGCGACAACGTCGGGCGAGTCTGGACCGTCACCATCAACGTGGCCGCGGTCAAGCGTGTCCGCGGGCTCGTCGGCGTCGATCTATACAAGCTCGTGGACGATGGCTTCAAGCCGCTCGCGGCGCTGGTCTCCGACCCGGTGCAACTGGCCGACGTCCTCTTCTGCCTGTGCAAGGACGAGGCCGACGCCAAGCAGGTCACCGACGAGGACTTCGGGCGGGCGCTGGCCGGCGACGCGATCCTCCTGGCGGCCGAGGCGTTCGTGGAGGAACTCATCGATTTTTTCCCCGACGCCCGGACGCGGGCCAGCTTCCGCAAGCTGAACGCGACCGGGAAGGAGGTCAAGGCGCGCCTGCTGGATCACGCGGAGACGGTCCTCGACGAGATCGATCCAGAGGAGGAAGCGAGCAAGTTGATCGCCTCGTTTGGGAACTCGCCGGAATCCTCGGCCTCGACCCCGGCCCCTTCACCCTCCGCGAACTCGTGACGATGGCCGAGGGGCGAAGCCGCGTTGCGTGGTGGCACTCGTCGCACCTGATGTGCCTGGTCGCCAACGCCAACCGCGACCCGAAGAAGACCCGCCCGTTCCGGCCCGCTGACTTCGACCCCCACCTGCGGAAGAAGGAGCCGGTCGCGGCCAAAGTCGGCATCGACGTGCTGAGACAAGTGTTCGTAGAGCGGAGAGCGTAAGCGATGGCAACGGCGGGAATGTGTCGGCGGTGTAAGCAGCGGCCGGCATCTGACGGCAGAACCAAGTGTGCGCCGTGTCTGGCCAATGCCATTCGCCAGCAACAAGCCGTCCGCGAACGGGCCAAGCGGAATCGGCTCTGCATCCGGTGCTACCAGAAATTACCCGATGAATCAGTGCGCGTAACTTGCCCGACCTGCGTGGCGAAACACAAGCGGACTCATCAGCGATGGGCGAGGCGGCTCAAGCAGGAGGTTCTCGCTCGGTACGGCGGCGCGAAATGCGTTTGCTGTGGGGAGACTGGCATTGCGTTCCTGTCGATTGACCATGTTCACGGTGATGGTGCTGAGCATCGCCGGGAACTCGGATTCTCGGGGTCCAACTTTTACCGCTGGCTCAAGCAGCAAGGCTTCCCGCCGGGTTACCAGGTCTTGTGCATGAGTTGCAACTGGGCCAAACGGCGCGGGGGCTGCTGCCCGCATCAGCTGGTCCCCGAAAGGGCCGGGGAAATCCAGGAACTCGTAGGGACGGATTGGGTGATTTAGCAGCTGAACGTGCAGAAGGGGAATCATGGCCGGCGTTCAAGCAGTCCGGGCGGGCGCGGCCTACGTTGAATTGTACGTCCGCGACAACCGGCTGGTCGCGGGCTTGAACGCCGCCGTCAGGCGGCTCAAGGCGTTCGGCGCGAGCATCGCCGGGATCGGCGCACGCCTGGGAGCGGTTGGCGCACTCGTCACCGCGCCGCTGCTCGGCTTCGTCCGGACGTTCGCTTCGGTGGGCGACGCGCTGGACAAGGCCGCCGCCCGCACCGGACTGTCGGTCGAGGCGCTCTCGGAGCTGGGCTTCGCCGCCGAGCAGTCCGGGGCCGACCTGGAGACGCTGGAAGTGGGCATCAGGAGCATGCAGCGGGCCATCGCCTCCGGGCTGGCCGGTCCCGGACTGGCCGGGATGACCCCCGAGGAACAGTTCCTCACGCTTGCCGAGCGGATCAGCCGCGTCGAAGACCCGACCCAGCGGGCGGCCCTGGCGATGCAGGTCTTCGGGAAATCGGGGCAGCGGCTGATTCCGCTGTTGGCGAGCGGGGCGAAGGGGATCGCGGCTCTGCGGCGGGAAGCCCGCGCGCTGGGGCTCTCGATCAGCACCGAGCAGGCCAAAGACGCCGCCGCGTTCACCGATGCCTGGAACCGACTCACCCGCACGATCAAGGCGGCGGTATTCGCCCTCGGCGGGGCGCTGGCCCCGACGATCACCGACCTGCTGGGCCAGCTCATGCCGGCGGCCGTCTCGGTGGGGCAGTGGGCGCGGCAGAACAGCCGGCTGGTCATCACCATCGCCGCGGTCGCCGCCGGGGTGGTCGCGGCGGGGATCGCGATCATCGGCCTCGGCGCAGTGCTATCGGCGGCAGGCACGATCCTCGGCACCGTGACGGCCGCGATCAGCCTTGCGGGGACCGTGCTGGGCGCGCTCCTCAGTCCGGTCGGGCTGGTGGTCGCGGCGATTGTGGGTCTGGGCATCGCCTGGCTGACCATGAGCGACCGCGGCAAGCAAGCAACGGCGGCGGTGCGGGAAGCGCTCCGCGGCATGGCCGTGGAATTCGGCGAGGTCTGGTCGGGGATCGTTGCGGCGGTGCAGGCGGGCGACCTCGAACTGGCGCTGGAGATCGTCGCCGCTTCGATGCGGCGAATCTGGGCGGGCGCGATCCTCGCCATTCGCGAGGGCTGGAACGAGCTGATTCGAGGAATCGTCAAGTCGCTGAAAGACAACCCGTGGATCCTGCCCCTGGCCGGCGGGGTGGCCGGCTGGACGGTGGGCGGCCCGTGGGGCGCAGCGGCCGGCGTCGCGGGCGGCATCGGACTGACGATCTTCGCCGACGACATCGCCGAGGCGCTGACGGTCGAGGTGAGCGACGCAGCCGCGAAACTGCGGGCGGCGAAGGACGATCTCACCCGACTGATCAACCGCAGCCGGGGCTTGCCGCCGCGAACGGTCCCTCTGCTGACATCGCACTACCCGACACCGGAAGAACTGCGGGCGTCGCTGACCGGGGCACGCGGGGCCTTCGCAACGCCCTTCGCCGCCGGGCAGTTGGGCCTGGACGACCGGATCAAGCGGCAGGAAGAGCTGCTCGACGACCTGGTCGGCGAGGTCAAGCAGATCAAGGACATTGTCCGCGGCGGCCTCATGTTCCAGTGAGGATTTCACCGCGGAGGACGCGGAGAACGCGGAGAGAAGAGAAGTTTGACAGGATTAACAGGATGAACACGATGAAGTCCGATCCTGTCGCATCCTGTGATCCTGTCTGAACTCTGCTCTCTGTCTTCTGATTCTCTCTGCGTCCTCCGCGTTCTCTGCGGTGAATCATTCATGCCCATTGAAATCACCGAGCGCAACATCTCGCGGGAGGTCCGCTACGGCACGACCGGCGGCTCGGAGGTGCAGCTCTTCACCGCGACCGGCTCCAGCGACCAGGTCGCGGTCTACGCGGCGGTCGTGGCCGGCACGCCCGCCGTCTGGGACGGATTCGTCCGCCGCGAAATCCGCCTGCGCCCGGTCGGCGACGACGACCACTGGGACGTGGAGGTCGAGTACGGCTCAGTCGGGCAGGACGGCACACTCGACCCCGTCGGCACCGACCCCTCGACCCCCTCGGGGCCGTCATCGGCCCTCGAGCCGCTCCGAGGTGGGTACTCGTTCGACCTGACCGCCGACACGATCCACGTCACGCAGTCGCGCCGGACGATCGGCCGCGTCCAGGCGGGCGGGCCGGTCGGCGGAGGAGCGACGCTCGCGGTCGTCGGCGCGGCGAACACTGTCAACCCGGCACCGTTCACGGTCGAAGCGGAGCACTTCGGGCAAACAGTCTGGATCATCGGCGGGCCGGCGGCGTGGGCGCTGGGCGGCTACGTCATCACCGGTGTCGATGTGGTGAATAACCTCTGGACCCTCGACCGCCCGCCCGCTGCGGTCGGTTCGATCAACGGCGTCTGGACGATGCTCCCGCAGGGTCCGGACTATCGCGGCGCGATTGGCGTCTCCGACGACCGGATCGAGGGATGCGACATCTTCGGCCCGCGCTTCGAGTGGAGCCGGACGGTGTCGCTGCCGGTGGTGACGCGGGCCTACCTGATGACGCTGCGAAACCTGACCGGTCGGAAGAATGCCGCCGCGTTCTACGGTGCCCGGCCCGGCGAGGTGCTCTACCTGGGCGCGACCGGGAACTACTCGCAGGGGGAGCGGTGGTCGGTGACGCACAAGTTCTCGGAGATCGCCAACCAGTCCAACGTCGAGATCCGCCCCGGGCTGGTGGTGCCGTACAAGCGGGGCTGGGACTACCTCTGGGTGCGCTACACGCCGGAGGTCGTGGACGGACAGATCCTGCACCGGGCCGCGGCGGCCTACGTCGAGGACGTGATCCCCGACGGCGATTTCGCGCTCATCGGCATCGGGGCGTGACATGGACCCACTCCGACCGGTGCGGCCCGGCGACCCGGCCGGCCGCGTGCTGCGGGCCGACACGTTCAACGCGCTCCTGGACGCGGCGGCACTCGTTCGCGGGTTGCGCGGGGCCGATGTGGGCTCGCCGCCGGTCGGCCTGCTCGACGTCAAGCCGCACAACACGGTCTGGGTCCGCGCCCACGCCGCTCTGCCGATCGGTGCGGTCGTCCGGATCGTCGGTGCGGCGGCGTGGAACCCGGCGCTCGATCCGGTGACCGCGTCCCGCCGGCCGGCATTCGACACGGCGAGTCCGGCGAAAGGTGAGCCGTTCGTGATCCTCCAGGAACCGGCCGCCGACGCCGATGTGCTGGCGCGGGCGGCGGTCTCCGGCGCGGCGCTGGTCCGGCTGCGAGTCGCGGACGAACTCTACGACTTTGCGGACGTGGAGCCGGGCGACACCGCGGCGCTCAAGAGCGTGCCGCACGGCGCGGCGCGGGTGCTGTGGGTCGAGGAGACCGGCTCGGCCGAGCGCTGGGCCGTGGTGCGGCTGGACGATGGCGACTTCCAGGCGCACGTGCTCATCACCGGCAACGTGCCCGACGCCGACGGATACTACCCCGGCGAGGTCCAGCGCTACGACGTGGCGACGAAGACGTGGCAGACGCTCTTCGCGTGCAAGGTGGTGGACATCAACCAGTGATTCACGAGCAGCGATACCTGGCGCGCTTCGTGGGCCGGACCGGCGACACGCCGCTGTTCGCGCTCGGCTGCCCCGGCTCCGGTTCGGGGCCAGCCGCGTTCCAGTCGTCCGTGCCGCGGGTGCTGGCCCGGTTCCTGGGGCTGACCGAGGGCGTCCCGCTCTACGGCTACTCCACCTGCGAGTTCCCGCGCATCGGCCGCTACCTGATGCGCTTCGTCGGCATGACGGCGGACGACGTGCCGGTGTACGCGCTGGGCTGCTGCCCGGAGTCGTCGAGCGGCTCCTCCGGGGAGAGCGGGTCATCGGGCGAAAGCTCGGGCTTCAGCGGCTCCTCGGGGGAAAGCGGATCGTCGGGCGAAAGCTCCGGGTTCAGCGGGTCGTCCGGGGAGAGTTCCGGCTTCAGTGGCTCGTCGGGCGAAAGCTCGGGGCTGAGCGGTCCCTCAGGTGACAGCTCCGGTTTCAGCGGCTCGTCAGGCCCATCGGGACAATCCGGCTCGTCGGGAGAGAGTTCCGGCCCGAGCGGGTCGTCGGGCGAGGGCTCCAGCTCTTCCGAGGCCAGCTCGGGCAGCAGCGGGTCGTCGGGCCTTTCCGGTTCTTCGGGAGCGAGTTCCGGCCCGAGCGGGTCGGTGAGTGGTTCCGGGTCCGCCTCGGGTTCCGCCAGCGCAGGCACGAGCGGGGCCAGCGGCTCGTCGGGGGAGAGCGGATCGGGATCGGCAGCGGGCAGCGACGCGGGGAGCGGCTCGGCTTCCGGTTCACAGCCCGGCTCCGCGTCCGGCCCGCCCAGCGGGAGCGGCTCCGCCTCCAGCGGTGCGCCGGGATCGGGCTCCGCCTCGGGAAGCAGCCCGCCGGCGAGCAGCGGTGTCGGCTCGCCGGCCAGTTCCGGCGTCGGTGCGTCCGGCGCGGGATCGTCCGGTGCGGCCAGCGGCTCCGCGCCCGGCTCCGTGCCCAACTCGGGACCGGGCAGCGTTCCCGTGCCGGAGGGGTCGGGAGCGGGCAGTTCCGGGTCGTCGGGCTCTGGGTCGGGGAGCGGCGACGGCTCCGACTCCGGCGACGGCGGCTCGTCCGGCCCCGGGTCGGACGCGGGCCAGGCCAGCGGCAGCCTCTTTTACCGAGAAGACATCGTGTAGCGCGTTCCTTGGGGGTCGTGATGAGTGCCACGCTGCTTGACGAGAAGGCCATCGACTGGACCAGCTGCGCGTCGGCCGCGCCGGAGTTGTCGGTCGAGCAGATGATCCGGCTGATCGCGCACGCCCCGCCCGGCCCGTGGCCCAACGGCTGGGCGTCGTGGGCCAATGTGAACGAAGCCCATCGCGTCATGGCCAGGCGGTTCGCTCAGACGCTGCGGACGCCGCGCCTCAGCTACCCGCAAGAGCGCGGGATCGTCATCGCCGGCGGCGGGCTGAAATACTTCCCGAGCGTCTGGGTCGGCGTCAACCTGATCCGCCACTTCGGCTGCACGCTGCCGATCCAGCTCTGGCACCTCGGCACCGGCGAGATCGACCCCTACCTGCACCGGCTCCTCAAGCCGCTCGGCGTCGAGTGCGTCGACGCCCGCGAGGTCGAGAAGGAGCACCCGTGCCGGATTCTGTGCGGCTGGGAGTTGAAGCCGTTCTCGACGTTGCATTCGCCGTTCGCGGAGGTCCTATTCCTCGACGCCGACTGCGGGCCGTGCCGCGACGTGACCGAAGTCTTCGCCTGGCCGGAGTACCTCGACAAGGGCGCGATCTTCTGGCCCGACTACGCCTGCTGGCAGCTCAAGCGCGACGTGTGGGAGATCTTCGACATCCCGGAGGTCGCGGCCCGCTGGCAGCAGGAGACGGCGTTCGAGAGCGGCCAGTACCTGATCGACAAGAGACGCTGCTGGCGCGAACTCCGCATGGCGCTGTGGTACGCGGAGCATTCCGACTTCGTGTTCCGGGTCGTCTACGGCGACAAGGAGTGCTTCCACCTGGGCTGGCGCAAGCTCGGCAGCGACTACGCCATGCCCACCAAGGCCCCCGGCTGGAACCAGCACACCATCGTCCAGTGGGACTTCCGCGGGCAGCAGATGTTCAACCACCGCTGCCAGGACAAGTGGAAGCTCGGCGGCGGTAATAAACGCAACGACTCCCTCGCCAACGAGGAGCTGTGCTTCAACCTCGTGGCCGACCTCCGCAAGCGCTGGGACGGCGTCCTCTGGCACAACCCCGACCCGCTTCCCGAAGAACAGCGAGTCATCGACGAACTGACCGGCCGGCGCTTCCTCTACCGCCGCGTCGGGCACGACGAACGACCGATGCGTCTAGAACGGGCGGCGAAGGTGGGCGAGGGCGCGGCCGAGTGCGAGCGTCGCTGGGATGTGAACATCGACGACGGTCACGCGATCCTGACGCTCAGCCGACTGGACCGGCCAACGTGTCACCTGCAGCGCACCGGCGACGGTTCGTGGTACGGGCAGTGGCTCGAACATGAGCGGATGCCAGTCGAGTTCATCCCCCTGGAGGCCTGACCATGCCGCTACCGCCTCACGTTCTGTCCAACCGCGCCGAACTCGAAGAAGTCAGTCGCAAGAGGGCCGCCAGCGTTTACTACGGCGAGAACCGCTTGCTCGCGCGGCTCTTGGGCGACTACCTCGCGTTCGTCGATGCGCGCGACCTGATGCTCGGCCCGCGGCTGGTGCTGGATGGGTTTTGGGAGTCGTGGGTGACGCTCGCCATCGCCCGGCACCTGCGCCCCGGCATGTGGTGCGTCGATGTCGGCGCGAACTACGGCTACTACACGCTGCTCGTGGCCGCCGCGTGTGGCCACGAGGGGCGCGTCGTGGCTTGCGAACCAAATCCGCTCCTCGCCGAGACGTACCTGCCGCAGAACCTGGCGCTGAACGGCTTCTACCACGGCGTCGAGATCTGCCCCAAAGTGGTCGGCAACATCGATGACCGCACGGTAGATTTCGTCCTGCACGACGGCGACTTCGCCACCTCGTCGTTGGAGCGCTGGGCCTACGCGCACCGCTGCGGCACGGTGCAGGCACCGGCGATCACACTTGACCGGCTCTGCGCGGACTGGCCACGTCTCGATTTGGTGAAGATCGACGCCGAGGGCGCGGAGGCGCTGGTCTGGGACGGGATGCAGGAAACGCTGCGCCGCTTCCCGCATGCCGCAGTCGTCCTCGAACTGCACCTCCAGCGCGACCCACCGCATTCGGTCGGTCTGCTGCACGAGATCGAACGCGCGGGCTACCAACTTCGGTGCGTCAACTACGAGGGCGAGGTCGTCCCGGCCGATGCCAACACGATCCTTGCGCAGCCGGAGGAGCACTGGACCCTCTGGTTGGGCAAGTGAACGTGGGAATGAGGCCGATCAGCGGCTGAGTTCGTTGCGGTGCCAACAGCTGCACCGTATTGCCCACCACGATGCGCCGCGGCGCTCACACCTCGTCTTCGCTTGGCATTCGCCGGCCCGGGCGCGCTGCCCCAACTCGCGGCCGTCGGTAGATTGTTTCCATGTCCGCCCTTGTGGTGCGGGTCGGGATCGGCTCCCGCGTCGATCAGTCGGGTCGATCCATCGGCGAAACTTCTGGACCTCTTCGGGAATAGCCTGTGCCCCCGCTGCCGGATTACATCGTCGCCATCTTCTGGCTCCTTTCAAACGCCCTACTGGGGGCAGCAGGATGGGTAACCGCGGCACGATTGTTTCCCAGAGATGCGATCCTGACCAGGATCGGGCACACCATCGGGTTCGGCTGGGCCTGCATCGTGTTGGTCAGTACCATCCTCGGGGCGACGGGCTTGCTTTGGCCGGCGGCGCTCATGGCCGGCGTCGCCAGCACGGCAGTGCTGATCCTAGTCCTGGTGATCCGGCGAGTGCCTGCGCCCGCCGCTGCGGATTGCGACCAGACTGACTCACATCCCGCCGCCGCACCGCCATCCCGGGTGACGCGGTGGCTCTGGGCCACCGTCTGGGCTGTCCTGTTCGCGTTCTGGGCGGGTCACGTGGTTACCGCCGGACTCCTCCGATTCCCCGATGATTTTGACACTCTGATGTACCACCTGCCGCTGGTGGACCACTGGCTCCAGGCCCGTAGTCTGTACGCCCCCGACGGTCTCCGGTGGAGCGACCCCGGGAACAACGAGTTGATTACGCTGTGGCTGGTTGCCCCCTTCTCAGGTGATTTCCTCTATGCGCTGACCAACCTGCCCGTCGCCGTACTCCTGGCCTGTGCCTCCGTCGAACTCGGCCGACAGCTCGGCCTGTCCGCATCGTTTCGGCACCTGGCCGGGCTGGCGGTGGTGACGAACTTCGTGGTCTTCAAGCAGCTAGTCGACACCGAGAACGACGTGGCCGTGGCCGCCCTCTTCCTGGCGTGCCTCGCCTACGCACTGCGCTACGCCGATCGGCACCGCACCGCGGACCTGATCTTCGGAGTCGCTTGCTTGGGGCTGCTGGCCGGGGTCAAGTACTACGCCCTCGGCTACGCCGCCGTCGCGGTTGCGGTCGCGGTTCCCCTAATCGCTTCCCGCATGGGGTGGCGTGATGCGTTGCGGGCTAGCGGTTACGGCATCGTCGGGTTGTTCCTGTTCGGAGGCTACTGGTACCTGCGGAATTGGATTGGTGGGGGGAGCCCCTTGCATCCACTCGGGCGGGCGGTCGCGCCCGACGAGTTCGACGGGTTCTATCCCGACGTGTGGCAAACCACATTTGTCGGCAACGGTCGCCCGGAACTTCTACCACTCGCGGTCAATGCCATCCGTTCCCTCGCGGGGCCAGTCCATCTCCTTGCGGTGGCCGCCATCCCGCTAACAAGCCTCTGGCTTGTGATTAGCTGTTACTGTCGATTCCGCCGCGGATCGCTGGTGAGTTATCGTGGGGGGCGACGCGCACTTGTCGCGGCCACGGTCGGCGCGGGCCTCATCCTCGCCGTCACGCCATTCGCAGTGGAGGATACCCCAGGGACATTGAACCAGATGCACTGGAAGTACTGCCCGGTCCGTTACGGGATGTGCTTCCTAAGCTTAGCGGTTCTCGCCTTGATTGTCGTCCTCGATGACATTTCGCGATTGGTCCAGGCAGTCGGAGCAGGACTGGTACGGTCCGTGTCGCACCGGGGCGCTGATCGCGAGGAGGAATCGGAACGTGCCGAAGTGGTGGCCGGTTGCCTGTTCGGTGCGGTTGTCCCGGTGGCGCTTGTGGCCGGACTTGCGGTCCAGTTCGTCGAGCACGTGCGGGCCGTCAAACTTGAGTGGGTAGACTCGCTGTTGATCGCGGCGAATCTCCTGCTCATCGGCTTCAACCTTTCGCTCCTCGCGAGTCATCGCGGGCGTTATCGCTGGGTGCTCGTGTCGGTGGTAGGTCTGATTTGTGCTCTCGGCGCGGCGTTCGGGGTCGAACACCTCAGTCAGCGGTGGCACAAGGGGTTCGTCCCATTCTATGACCGGATGTTGGGCGGGGGAGTGTTCGAGTACACTGCTCGGAATATCCCACCGGGTACGACCATCTGCGTTCTGGACCACAGGCCATACCCGTTCTACGGGTCCGCCCGGCAGTTCCGGGTCTGTCAGCCCGTGTCGATGCGCACGTCGTACCCGTCCTGGGAGCAGTACCTGCGCGAGCGGCAGGTAAGGGTGCTCGCGGCACGTTTCGACATGGGACTGGATTGGCGCGGGTGGAAGAACGCCGGAGTTTGGACCGTCGATCGGCCGGATGTTTTTGTCCCGATCGATGGCCACCATTGGCCCTACAACGTCTACCGGCTGAATTGGAACGGCAAGTGAGCAGGCGGTTTGCCAGCCGAGGCCATTCGATTGGTGTGGACAATCTCGGCGCAGTCCGTTGACTTGAGGCAATCGTCATGCGATAAAAGCTTGTGCAAGAACGAAAGTCACAACAGGGCAGATCCAATCGGGAGGAGCCAGCGATGTCGAGGTTGCCTTACTGGGCCATGTTGTTCTTCGGCTTCGGTGTGATCTGCGACACCGCTTTCGGCCAACAACCCGGTGGGTTGAGCGTGAGCGCCACGGCGGGCTCGACGACCCCGTACTGGTCCCTCGTCGGTGAAGAAACCAGTACTCCCGTCAGCGGAGAGATCTCGAACCCGCCCGCGTTCGTTTACGGACCGACCTTCACTTGGTCTATCCCGACCGTCTTGTACGCAGCAAGCCCTCCTCCCATCGCGCCGGCTGAAGGCGGTTACTATGCGTATTTTGAAGACCCGAATGCCGCACAGACCACTCTCAAAGCTACTCTTTACACCGCAGGATACTGGCACTTCGATCTACGTCTGGATGTGTACGGTTTGATCGACGGCTATCCCCCAGTGCCGGTCGGCGGCACCGCGTTCTGCGCGGCCGAGCCGGTCGCGGCAGATGAACTCGTCATCAAGAGGCAGAAAGACGGCGGCAATGCTTACGACCCGATCGGGGCGAACAATAAGGACATGCTCCCAGGAGAGTACGTCGATCTCAAGGTCGAGGACCCAAATGGGGGTGCGGTCGCAAATATCCAGTGGACGGTCCCAGCGACGATCTTCAAGGATTACACGTCATCGACGAAGGAAGCCAAGAAGACCGATGTCGCGGCGAACGACCTCAAACAGCAGGTGATCAACTTTTTTTGGTCAGATAGCGGAGATAAGGCGGTATCTGTGCAGGCGACGGTAGGTGGAAAGCCGGGGAAGGCCAAGGCGACATTGTCCGTGAAGCAGCCAACTACTTCGCTCACCGCGAGCGAGTTCGGCGACGTGTACCTCGTTCCGAACTACAACCCACCCAGCCAACCGGGTGTGACGGCAACGGCGTTTGGGGTATTCAAGGACAAGGACGGCACTCCGCCGGGGATCAAGCTGTCAGGGAAAGTGCAGGTGCCGCAAGGCTTCGCAGAAGGCTCATGGCGGTTCGTTCAGCTAGTCAATAGCAAGCAACTATCCCTGAAGGGAAAGGACGAATTACTGAAGATCGATACGGGCGGTTTCGTTCTCGACACGGACTTGCCGTATAAAACCCTCGAGAAGGGAGGCAAAGATTTAGCCACGGGGGACACAGCCTACACTATGGTCGATACGCTCGAGGCGTACTGTCTCCTGAAGAATGACACGATGGAGATAGTCTTGGACAGTGCCGAGCGTTCCGACGCTTTCAAGACGTACATCATGTTCAAGCCGGCCGGCGCCAAATCGCAGTACGTTCCCCTCAAACGGTTCGACTGGAACTGGTCTGGGAAGGCGATCAGGGATGCGAACGCGAAGACGTACACTCTACAAAAGGGCGCCGAGGCCAAGAAGGCCGACGCGGCCGCGGACGACGCCAAGCATCCCGAATGGTCGAAGAATTACACTGATTTCTAATCGAAATGTCCCCCCGAGTCATGGACCGACTCGTTCGGCCTTGAGCCGGGACTGGGTGGCCGCTATAAGTGCCGACTTCATGCTTGGCTGTTTCTGCTGCCTCCCTGGGTACTCGAATGAATACGTATTTCTTACTCGCGGTGACGGTTGGAATCCCGATGCTCGCAGTCGCTGGGGCGGGAAGCGCCGAGCCGCTGCCGACCGATCCAGCGGTACCGGAGACGCTACTCGTCGGCCCGGAGACGGGAACGATGAGCGCCACGGACGGCAACCGAACGTTCGCGGCGCGCGTCCCCAAGGCCGTGGCTGCGGGAGAGCCGATCCGAATCGATGCCGAACTCCGCAACACCGGAACGGGTGTGATCAAGGTCGATGTGTCGAATCTGGATATTCCTCCAGTGCGCATCCAGGTGCGGACTGCGGCCGGTGAACCCGTCCCGCTGACGCGGTTCGGTGAGAGCGTGCTCGGGAAGGGGAGCCTGAAGGCGCTCATTCGCCGCGGGGCCAGTTCAATCGCCTTTCCACTCGCGCAGAACGACAGCATACCGTTCTCTATCCGCAACTTGGCTCTATATTACGACTTGACCATTCCTGGCGAGTACACGGTTACAGTTTCACGGACGTTCCGCATCGGTGACAATCTCCGTGACGCGAAGTTTCAGGAGTTGGTTGTGGGTCCGATTCCGTTTACTGTGATCTCACATAATAGATGACGTGCCCCGTCAATCTCCGATACAGTGAGTTCTCTGGAGGGATGTTGGTGCCCAGGTGTTTCAATCGTGCGTGCCCTGGATGTCTGCCATGCGACGCCGCTCCCGGTTTGTTGGCTTGCGCGTGATCGCCCTGCTGGGTGTCTTCCTCATCAATTCCTCGCCGCGCGCGCAGGCAGATCAGCACGCCGATGACGCGCTACCGGGAGAGGTGGTCGATCTGCGAACGGTCCCTGAGTTGCGTGTACTCGTCAGCGGGGCGTTTCTTCAGCCGACTCCTGCCGACGTGATCAATTCGTTACGCGACCAGACGAAATTACCTCTCTCTCTTGACCATTCCGTACTCGCGGACCGGCCGCTTCAAGGGTTCACCAAGTTTGCCAACATTCCCGCTTGGGGAGCGATGGAGCAACTTGCGCGGAACAAGTACATCCTCGGCAAGTGGCGGCGGGTTGGAGCGGAGTACCGATTATTCGCAACCTACACAGGTCCGCCTCCACCCGTGCCGCCCGCTGTCCCTCCCCCTGTAGTAAATGCAATCCGCAAGAACACCCCCCTGACCACTTCGGTCCCAGCCCCAGAAGCGGTTCAACCGACGGGGAGGCCAATCTTGGGGCTGACCGCTGTTGGACTGCTCCTGCTCGCCCTGTTGGGTTTCGGCGCAAAGTACCTACGCTGGATTAGGAGATCAGCAGGCCGTCTGTCTGGAAGCGACCCCCCGACTTGACGACCATTGCCCTCGTCGGCGTAGGTGCCATCGCTGTGTTCAAGCACGGGCGACAACCGCAGGCGTACACGCGAAATGAGGTCGAACAATGAGCGCGATCCGAGCTGCACCAAGGCATGCTTTCACGCTAATTGAATTATTGGTGGTCATCGCCATTATCGCTGTTCTAGTCGGTCTGCTCTTGCCCGCCGTGCAGAAGGTCCGTGAGGCGGCCGCGCGCCTGAAGTGCGCCAATAACCTCAAGCAGATCGGCTTGGCAGTCCACGGCTACCACGACGCCCACAATCGTTTCCCGGAGAACTCCCTCGCGGGATCGTGGGGGCCGTACGGCCCGCAGACGAAAGCCTGGAGTTGGCTGGCCCGCATCCTCCCCTACGCCGAGCAAGACAACCTCTACCGCCAGGCCGGTATCCCGTCACGCACCCTGTACGAGGCCCGGGACGTTGTCGCCACCCCGGTCAAACTCTACCTGTGTCCGAGCGACTCGGCCGGGCAGCCCCGAGACGACGCGGCCGACCTGGGGATCTGGAACCCGCCCTTCATCGCCGCCGCCCCCACCAACTACAAGGGGGTGAGCGGGGCCAACTGGGGGTGGGGCGACCCGCAGTGGCGCAACCCCGGCACCAACGGAAGCTGGGACGGACTCAACCAAGGCGACGGCGTCTTCTACCGCGTCGATTGGAAGTCGCCCAAAGGCCTTCTCGCCATCACCGACGGCACGAGCAGCACATTCCTGATCGGGGAAATCCTGCCAGAGTACACCCACTGGTTCGCCTGGGCCTACGCCAACTCCGCGACCGCGACCTGCGCCATCCCCCCGAACGTCCAGTACCCGCCCGACGACGACTACTCCTGGAAGTGGGAGTACTCCACCACCTTCCGCAGTCGGCACCGCGGCGGCCTGAACTTCGCCCTGGCCGACGGGTCGGTCCGCTTCGTCAGCGACTCAATTGACCTGACGACCTACCGGGCCTCGGCCACCATCCGCGGCGGCGAGGTCGTCAGCCTCCCGTGACCGACCCGGCGAATTGCCGGACCCTGTTAACCGTTAACTGCTCCCGACACCGATTGATGGGCACGCTCCGGGAATCCGACATGCTGCGAACAGTTTGCGAGGCTCCGATACTTGACAGCGCGAACGCCACCGAGGAGATCGAGGTGTCGGTCGTGATGCCGTGCCTCAACGAGGCGCGGACGGTCGGTGTCTGTATCGGCAAGGCGATCCGCGCGCTCCGCGAGATGGGCGTCACTGGCGAGGTGATCGTCGCCGACAACGGCAGCACGGACGGCTCCCAGAAGATCGCCTCCGCGGCTGGTGCCAGGGTCGTCCCCGTCGTTCGGCGGGGGTATGGGGCAGCGTTGCAAGGCGGGATCGCCGCCGCCCGCGGCCGCTTCGTCGTCATGGGTGACGCCGACGACAGCTACGACTTCACTCAAATCGCGCCGTTCGTCGAGCGGCTGCGCGCCGGGGACGAGTTGGTGATGGGGAACCGGTTCAAGGGCGGCATCCGGCCGGGGGCGATGCCCTGGCACCACAGGTACATCGGCAACCCGGTCCTGACCGGGCTGTTGAACCTTTTCTTCCGGGCCGGGGTCGGGGACGCCCACTGCGGGCTGCGGGCCTTCCGCCGGGACGCCTACGAGCGATTAGAGATAGTGACCACGGGGATGGAGTTCGCCAGCGAGATGGTCGTCAAGGCGGCGCTGCGGGGGCTGCGGATCGGCGAGGTGCCGGTCGTCCTGCACCCCGACGGGCGGGATCGACGACCGCACTTGCGCAGCTTTCGGGACGGCTGGCGGCACCTGCGATTCCTCCTGCTCTTTTGCCCCCTCTGGCTCTTCCTGCTCCCAGCCCTGTTCCTGTTGATCATGGGCGGGGGCCTGATGATCTGGCTGACACCCGGGCCGCGGCCAGTGGGGGGCGTCGTGCTGGACGTCCACACGATGCTCCTGGGCTCGCTGTGCCTGATCCTCGGCTACCAGACGCTGTGGCTCGGGGTCTACAGCAAGGTCTTCGGTCACCGACTCGGACTACTCCCCCCAGATGCGATCACGCGCGCGGTCGGCAGCTGGCTCACGGTCGAGCGCGGCTTGGCCGTAGGCGGGTGCCTGTTCGCTGCCGGCCTCGGCATGAACGTGTGGCTCGTCGTTCAATGGTCGAACGTGTCGCTGGGCGAACTGGATGTGGGCCGGACGATGCGAGGTGCCCTGTGGGGGCTGTCGGGGATGGTCCTGGGCGTCCAGACCGCCTACAGCGCGTTCTTCATCGGCCTCCTCGACCTCTGGAAGCCGGACGCCGGGCCGGATCGAACATCCGAAGACAGCCCGCGTCCGCCATCCGCTTCTCCTTCGGTAAACGGGCACATGGGCAGTCGCGAGGGCGCGGAATGACCCCACGCCGGAAACCGTCTGCCCTCCTGTTGGTCGCGCTCATCGTCGTCGCCAGCGGATGCGGGCGGAAGCCGACAGAATCTCCGGACGCCCAGGTACTCGAAGCCCTCGCGGCCTACAATGCCATACCGACCCTGGACGGCCGGGGGAGGGTCGTCGAACTGAAGCTGGAGGGTCCGCAGGTCGATGACCGGGCGCTGGAGTTCGTCAAGCAACTCCCCGAACTCAAGACGCTCAGCCTCTATGGGTCGTCGATCACCGACGACGGGCTGGCGAACCTGAAGGACGCGCGGCGGCTGGAAGCGCTGGGGTTGGGTAAGACGAAGGTGACGCGTCGGGGCCTGGCCCACCTCGAACGGCTCCCGGCCCTCCAGTGGCTGTGGATCACCGAGAACAAGACCCTCACCCCGACCCAGATCGAGGACTTCAAGAAGAAGGCCGTTCCCGGAATCACGGTCTACCGGTGACGCTCCGGAAGCCTTGGGGGGTTGTGAAGGTGGTGTCTGATGCGGTGGCTCGACCGCGTCCTCCAGCGGTGGCGGGGTTCGGTCGCACGGCGGTGGATTCCGCGCGGTGCGCGTGTACTTGACGTGGGGTGTCACCAGGGGGAGTTCCTCCGTGGTCTCGGTTCCCGTCTCGGGTTCGGGTTCGGGCTCGACCCGCTGGCCACCCCCTCGTCCGGCCCGCGGTGGACGCTCATCCGCGACCGGTTCCCGCCGAAGACCCCGCTCCCATCTGCCTCCTTTGATGCGGTCGTCATGCTCGCCACCCTCGAGCACATCCGCGACAAGGACGAGTTGGTCGAGGAGTGCTTCCGCGTTCTGCGGCCGGGCGGCCGGGTCGTCGTCACCGTTCCGTCGCGGCTCGTGGACCCCATCGTCATGGCGTTGGCCCGGCTGGGGCTGGCGGACGGGATGTCGCTGGACGAGCATCACGGGTTCGACCCGTCGCAGACGCGCAGGCTGTTCATGCGCCACGGATTCCGGTTCCACCGCTGGCAGGAGTTCCAGTTCGGGCTCAACCACCTCTTCGTCTTCACGAAATCCGTCACGAGCTTGCGATCCGCAATGCCCAGTTCCCATTGCGGCTCACCGTGCGTGGCCAACCCCGTCGATGAGTTCCGCGCGGAGCGCCAGCAGGAATCGTTGCCCGTGTCGAATAGCCGGAGGAACCGTCCCTGGCTCTCCGTCCTGATGCCGACGTATAACGGCGCTGCCTATCTCGCCTCGGCCTTGGAGAGTGTCCGGTCGCAGGGGGATCGGGAGATCGAGGTCATCGCCGTCGATGACGGCTCAACCGACTCGACACTCATGATTCTTCAGGCCTTCTCTGGTCGGATGCCGCTGAAGATCATCCGCCATGCCCGGGTCGGGAATTGGGCGGCCAATACCAACGAGGCCCTCGCCCATGCGCAGGGGGAGTACGCCTGCCTGCTCCACCAAGACGACCTGTGGCAGCCGCACCGCCTTGTGACGCTAAGGCGCCTGCTGGGGGATCGGCCCGGCCCGGTGATGCTCCTCCACCCGTCGTGGTACATCGACGCGGGCGGGCGGCGCGTGGGGCTGTGGCGGTGTCCGCTGTCCGCCTGGAGGCACCACCCGCCCGAGTTCGTGGTCGAGCGGCTGCTCGTGCAGAACTTCATCGCGGCCCCCGCACCGCTGTTCCGCCGGGAGGCGGCTCTGAGTGTCGGCGGTCTCGACCCGAAACTGTGGTACGCGGCCGACTGGGACTTGTGGCTGAAGCTGGCGGCCGCGGGGCCGGCGCTGTACTGCCCGCGGCCGCTGACAGCATTCCGGGTACACCCCTCATCCCAGTCGGTCGTAAGCGGCGACCGGGTTGAAGAGGTCGGACGGGAACTCAAGTTGGTATTGCAGAGGCACCTCAAGGCGTGGGAGGGGCGGCCCCCCGCGCGGCCAGCGGTCCGGCGTGCGGCCTCCTTCTCGACGGTGTTGAACGCCGAGCTGCTGGCCTACTACCACGGCCGCCGGCCGCGCTGGCTTCGACTGTTCTGGCAGTTCCTCGCGCTCGGCCCGAGCGGGTGGCACCGCTACTTCCGCGACTCCCGCATCGTCGAGCGCGTCCGGGCGCGCCTCCGAGCGGATCTGGGCAACTGCAGAAATGCTGACCTCGACACGATGTAGGGGCTTGGGCACTGCGACTCTGTTAACGTCAACCGGGCTGTGGCTTTCCGCAGTTACGGAAACCGACTTGGGCTACTACAACAAGGCAACAATGCCGTCACAGATGGGTTAACAGCAGCGGGCCGCAAGCCGCCGAGGGGGCCATCGTGAGAGACTCGTTACGCAGACTGTCCCTTTCGGGGAGCTTTCCACTATTTCTACGGGCTGGCCAACCAGACCAGTTGACGCGAACCGCCGAGAGCCACATGCCTCGGCGGTTCGCGTTTTCCGCGATTTCTCGCGGCTTTTGACCCCTTCCACCCATCCGCTCTCTTCTCCGTTACAGACGAGACACTCGGCGGCCCGAGTGCAACCCGCCGGGTTACGCTCGGGCCGCTAAAATCTCCCGCCCGAACTCTCAGAATCTCTGGTTGACAACCCCCTCCCGGTTAACAACTCCGTATCTCTCGGCGGTACGGAATCTTCCCTCTCGCTTGCGTCAGTGAGTCTCGCGGCCGGGTAGGTAACGGGTAGAGGCTCCGTCTTCCTGGTCCCGACCGCGAGACCGTTCGCCGGCGATCGTCGTTAGGGGCCTTCTTCTCGGAGGTTCCATGCGACCCGACTACGACCCCGATCCCCTCTCGCCCCACGACCGTCTCTGCGAGGTGGCCCGCCTCCTCGCCGCGGGCGTGCTGCGCCTGCTCGATAGGCCCGCTCAGGCCGCGTCTGTCGAAGCACAGTCCGCCCCGGAAAACCTCGACGACGTGCCGCGAGATTGCCTTGAGGTTCCCGGCGAAACCGTGCTCAGTGTCCAGGACGGTTGACGCCCGCCGAGAACCACCCGAACGACGGAGGACACGCCATGAGCCAGACCCTGGCCCGAGAGATCGCCGCTTTGCAGCGGCTGACCGTGAAGCAACTGCGACAGAGGTACGCCGAGGTCTTCGACGAGGAGACCAACGCTCACAACAAGGTCTGGCTGGTGCGCCGGATCGCCTGGCGGCTGCAGGCCCTGGCCGAAGGCGACCTGAGCGAACGCGCCCGCCGCCGGGCGGGCGAGTTGGCCTGCGACGCCGACCTGCGGATGAACCCGCCCGTCCCCACGCCCGTCGCGGTGGCCGAGCCAGAGGAAGCACCGCCGCCGCGGGTGCTGCCCTTCCAGGCCGACGACCGCTTGCCGCCGCCGGGCACCTTGCTCACGCGCGAGTACAAGGGCAGCCAGGTGCAGGTACGCGTGCTGGCCGACGGCTTCGAGTACGACGGGCAGGTCTACCGCTCCCTCAGCGCGGTCGCCAAGGCGATCACCGGCAGCCACTGCAACGGCTACTTCTTCTTCCGCCTGGGTGGGAAAGGAGACGGCCGATGAGCAAGCACACCCCGCGGGCGACCGTGCCGGTCGTCCGCTGCGCCGTCTACACGCGCAAGAGCACCGAGGAAGGGCTGGAGCAAGAGTTCAACTCGCTCGACGCCCAGCGCGAATCGTGCGAGGCGTTCATCCGCAGCCAGGCGCACGAGGGCTGGACGCTCCTGCCCGACCGCTACGACGACGGCGGCTTCACCGGCGGAAACATGGACCGGCCCGCTCTGCAACGGCTGATGGCCGACATCGAGGCCGGGCGGGTGGACTGCGTGGTGATCTACAAGGTGGACCGCCTGTCCCGCAGCCTGCTCGACTTCGCCCGCATGATGGAGACGTTCGAGCGGTACAAGGTCTCCTTCGTCTCGATCACCCAGCAGTTTAACAGCGCAACCAGCATGGGCCGGCTGGTGCTGAACGTCCTGCTCTCCTTCGCCCAGTTCGAGCGCGAGATCATCTCCGAACGCACCCGCGACAAGATCGCCGCCACCCGCCGCAAGGGCAAGTGGGCCGGCGGCCACCCGATCCTGGGCTACGACGTGGACCCGCGCGGCTACAAGCTGGTGGTGAACGAGCCGGAGGCCGAGCGGGTGCGGGCCGTCTTCCGGCTCTACCTCGAACACGAGTCGCTCCTGCCGGTGGTGCAGGAGTTGGAGCGGCGCGGCTGGGCGAACAAGCGGTGGCAGACCCGCAAGGGGCGCGAGCGCGGCGGAAAGCCGTTCGACCGCACGACGCTGTACCGGCTGCTGACCAACGTCGCCTACGCCGGCAAGATCCGCTACAAGCACGAGGTCCACGCCGGCGAGCACCCCGCGATCGTCGAGGCCGACACGTTCGCAAGCGTCCAGGCCCTGCTCCGCCGCAACGGCCGGACCGGCGGGGCCGCGGTGCGGAACCAGTTCGGGGCGCTCCTGAAGGGGCTCATCCGCTGCGTCCCCTGCGGCGCGGCCATGACGCCGATCCACACCACCCGGCACAAGACCAAGCGCTACCGCTACTACGTCTGTTCGAGCGCCCAGAAGAAGGGCTGGCACACCTGCCCGTCGAAGTCGATCCCTGCCGGGCAGATCGAAGCCCTGGTGGTCGGCCAGGTCCGCGGCATCGGCCGCGACCCGGCCGTTCTGCAAGAGACGATCCGGCAGGCCCGCGTCCGCGACGAGGAGCGGCTGGCCGAACTGGACGCCGAGCGGCGCAACCTCGACCGCGAACAGGCCCGCTGGCACGCCGAGGTCGGCAAGCTGCCGCCGCTGCCGCAGGACGACCCGACGCTTGCCCGGCTGGCCGACCTGCAGGAGCGCATCCGCCTGGCCGAGGCGCGGGCCGCCCGGGTGCGGGAGGTGGCGGCCGCCGTCCGCCGCCGGCGGATCGACGACGACGATGTCGCCCTGGCCCTGTCGGTCTTCGACCCGGTCTGGGAGTCGCTGACGCCGGCCGAGCAGGCGCGGGTGGTGCATCTGCTTGTCGAGCGGGTGGACTACGACGGGTCGAAAGGGAAGGTGACGATCACCTTCCAGCCGACGGGGATCAAGACGCTGGCCGAGGAGCGGGCCGACGCCGGCCCAAAGGAGAAGACGGCATGACCGAGACGTTCACGCTGGAGTGCGAGGTCCACTTCGACCGCCGCGGCCGGGGCAGCCGCAAGGTGCTGGAAACCGGGCCGGGGCCGTTCCGCCCGGCCGAGCCGGGCCGGGTGCCCCGCGTCGCCCGGCTGATGGCTCTGGCGATCCGCTTCGACGGGCTGCTGCGCGAGGGGGCGGTCGAGAGCTACGCCGAACTGGCCCGCCTGGGCCACGTCACGCGGGCGCGGGTAACGCAGATCATGAACCTGCTGCACCTGGCCCCGGACATCCAGGAGGAGATCCTCTTTCTGCCGCGAACCCGGACCGGCCGCGACGCCCTCATCCTCGTGCAGCTGCAAGCGATCGCCCAGGTCCTCGACTGGCAGAAGCAGCGGCGGATGTGGCGGGCGCTGGCCGCACAAGCCGCACAGGTCGCACAAGCCGAAGAACCGGCCGAAAAATGATCCGGAAAGTCCGAAAGACCCTCATCGGCCCCGACAACGAAATTGCGACGCCCCTTTGGGTTATGTTAGTATACTCCCGTTCAGCTTCTATGGGTCCGACTCGGCCGGTTCTCCGGCAGGGGGAACAGTTAAGGGGGGATACCAAGCATGTCACGCGCGTTTTCGATTCCGACGGTCTTGCGGATGGTCCCGAACCATCTGCTCAAGGAGTTCTTCGCCCGGCTCGGCCACGGCGAATTGGGGGTGGATTGGGACGAACTGGGCGAACGCGAGGTCGATCCGATCATCCGGGCGGTCAACGACCTGCCGGCCGGGGCGTTCGACACGGTCGAGGCGTCGCTGCACAACGTCTTCGACCTGGCCTGCGAGACGGGCATCAGTGCCATCCTCGAGGCCGGCGTCCTGGCCGGCGACGACGACCTGCCCGCCGCCCTGCCGCAGGACGCCGGGCCGTACCACAAGGCGATGTGGGCCTGGCTCAACCGCACCGAGGTGGTCGGCCGGGCCCTGCTCATCCACCAGGTCGAACACCTGGCCTGGTGGCGCAAGCGGAACGACCTGCCGGCCGTCGCGCCGGACACCTCGCCCGAGACGACACGCGAGTTCGCCCGGGCGCTGTCGAACCTGCTGCTGAGCGAACAGGGGCGGGGCAAGGTCTGCACGGTCGATACGCTGTGCCGGCGGGGCACCGACTACGTCTTCGCCCACCCCGACGACTTCGTCCAGAACGTCACCGCCCACGACGGCGAGGGCAAGCTGGCGGCACGCACCTTCCGCCAGACCTTCCCCATCGTCTTCGCCTACGGCCGCAGTGAGGGCACGCTGGAACTGTTCGCCCGGGTGCCGACCAAGCTCAAGCCGCGGCTGGAAGAACTGTTCGCGCAGGTCATCCTCGGGGTCGAACTGGAGGACTGGGCTCCCGACGCCGCCTACGACCTCAACCCCTTGAAGCACCGCAGCTTCTCCCTGGCCACGGACCCGCAGGACTGCGTGCGGCCGCGCGTCCGGCGGATGCGTCTGTCGTTCAAGAACAGCCACCGCCGCCTGACCCTGGAGGCCGACCCCGACTCGGGCGTCGAGGACGTCTACGACATGCTCGACGAGGTCCTCGACCGCGAGCGGGTGCCGCTGTCGGCGGTGAACGTCACGCTGGTGACGTTCTGCTTCGAGTTCCTGCCGCTGGACGGCCGCAAGCCGGGGACGCTGACGTTCGACGTGGCCTACCCGAGTAGCTGCAGCCTGCGCAACCAGCGCCCCGAGCGGATCGAACTGGCCCAGAAATACCTCAAGCGGTGGGGGATCGATGTCGCACGAACCGTTCCGGCGGACGTTGCGGCGGCTGGATGACGAGCCGCCGGTGTTCTTCGCCGACGAGGTCGAACGACACCTCTCCCCGATCCGCGACCGGCTGGTCGGCCTGGGCCTGCTGCGCGAGACGAGACCGGCGACCTGCGTGCCGTGCGGCAACGCGCACGTCGCCCGAGTGGAGTTCGTCCGCAGCAGCCGGACCGGGCGGACGCACGCCTACCTCCCCTGTCCGGAGTGCGGCCCCGTCGAGATCCGGCCCGACCACCTGAAGCGCTGGACGGTAGATGCCGCCGCGCTGGTCGCCGTTCTGGCCCCGGCCGCCGGCATTGCCGGCACGGCCGAGGAGGTCGTGGCCGGGCGGCTGTGGCGGGTGGGCAAGGCGTCCTGGGGCGGCCGGCCGCGCGAGGCCTACTTCGCCCGCCACGTCCACGAGGGCTGTCGCCCGGCCGTCCTGGCCGAGCTGGCCCGGCGGCCCAAGGCCCTCGTGTTCGTGCCGATCGAGGAGACCGCCCGCCGCTGGGGCGACGGCATCCCGAACCCGGTGCTCGCCCTGGAGGCGGTGCTGTCGCTCGGCACGGACGGCCCCGAGTTCGACACGTCCTGCGTGGAGGTGCGGCTGGCCGACGCGGGCCTGCTCGACGCCCCGGCCAGGAAGCCGCCGCGCAAGCGGGCCGAGCGGGCCGGCAAGATCGAGGCCCTCGTCCGCGAGATCGCCGAGCACCTCCGCGCCGCCCGCGACCACGCCTTCACGACCCGCGACACCCTGGGCACCCCGGAACTGCTGCCCCGCCCCAGCCAGCAGGACCTGGCGAAGCGGGCCGGGCTGACCGAGACGGACGTGAGCCGGTGCCTGAAAGACCCGGCGGCGCGTGAGCTGCGCCTGCTGTGGGAGACGGCCCTCGAACTGGACAAGGTCCTCGGCTGGAAAGGGAGGCCCCATCGCTGAGCCCCGAGCGGGCGAGTTGCACTTCGGTCGATTTCGTGCAAGTGCAACTCGGAATTTCCTGAACCCAACGGACGGCGGCGCAACCACTTCGGTCGTGCCGCTCTTTTTTCGCGCCGCGGTCATGCAACTCCGCCGGCGGGTGGTCGCTGTGCAACGGGCACGGCGGGAAACACCACCCGTTCGGGCAATGGAACATGACTCACGAGCAACCGTCCGCATCCATTTCCACCACTTCCGTATCCGCCACTCCCCGACACCTCGACGCTTTCGCCCGGCGTCTGATCCGCCGCAAGGCCCGGCAGTTGGCCTGCCGGTCGGGCTTCACCCGGAGTGACCGCGACGACATCGAGCAGGACCTGACGCAGAAGCTGATCCAGCAGATCGAGGCGTTCGATCCCGCCGCGGCCCACTGGTACGCGTTCGTCACCACGGTCGTCGAGCGGCAGACGGCCACCCTACTGCGGGACCGGCAGGCGGCCAAGCGGGACCGCCGCCGGGTGACGACGCTGCACGTCCTGATCGACGGCGACGACGGCCCCGTCGAGTTCGCCCAGACGATCGCCTCCGACGAACACCTCAACCGCACCGGCCGCTGGCGGCGTTCGGACGCCGAGCGTGCCGAGTTGGCCTTCGACACGGCCACGGTGTTGGCCACGCTGCCCGAAGACCTGCGCGACCTGGCGGTGCGGCTGATGGACGCCTCGCTGTCGCAGGTGGCCCGCGATTTGGGCGTGCCGCGCTCGACGCTGCAGCGGCGGCTGGAGCACCTCCGCCGGCACTTCGAGGACGCCGGGCTGCGGGATTATCGCTGAGCGGTGCGTCAACTCGTCGGCCGACCGGGTAGGTGACGGGTAGAGGCCCATCACGAGGGAGAACCCATGACCCGAGAAGTGTACCGCTACACGTTCGCGCCGGGCGTGCCGACGGAGGACGTCGAGGCCTCGCTGCTGTTGGCCATCTGGGGCACCCAGAGCCTGCACGGCGAGGTCCAGGCCCGCCTCGACGCCGCCCACTACCTCGACCCGCGCGGCGGCGGCTGCGTCATCGACGCCGGCACGCCCGTCGGCCGCGACTTCAACCGCCTGTTCCTCGGCTTCCTGCAGCGCGAGTTCGGCCCGGACAGCTTCCGCGTCGAGCGCGTCACCGCCCCGGGTGCGGAGCAGACCACCGCCCGCCCGAGCGAGGAGGTGTGCGTGTGAGCCTGCTCGCCAAGGTCCAGCGCGGCCGCACCCCGCGGCCGCCCCGCTTGCTCGTCTACGGCACGCCCGGCATCGGCAAGAGCACCTTCGGCTCGCAAGCGCCCAAGCCGATCTTCGTACCCACTGAGGACGGCCTGGACGAGATCGACTGTGCCAAGTTCCCGCTCGCCGCCACGCTCGACGAGGTGCTAGCCGCGATCGCGGAACTCCGCACGCAACCGCACGACTTCGAGACCGTCGTCCTCGACAGCCTCGACTGGCTCGAACGCCTGATCTGGGACCGGGTGTGCGCCGAGTTCTCGGTCAAGAACATCGAGAAGGCCGACGGCGGCTACGCCCGCGGCTACACCCACGCCCTCACGCACTGGCGTGAGGTCATCGACCAACTCAACTTGTTGCGTTCGCAGCGCGGCATGGTGGTCGTGCTGATCGCCCACGCCAAGGTCGAGAAGTTCGAGGACCCCGAGGCCCCGCCCTACGACCGCTACTCACCGCGCCTGCACAAGCACGCCTCCGCCCTGATCACCGAGTGGTGCGACGCGGTGCTGTTCGCCACCCGCAAGTTTCGCACGCAGAGCGAGGACGCGGGGTTCGGCCGGAAGCGGACCGTCGCGTATGCCGTCGGCAAGGACGGCGGCGAACGCGTGCTGCGCACCGTCGGCGGGCCGTCGTGCGTCGCCAAGAACCGCTACGGCCTGACCGAGGAACTGCCCCTGTCCTGGGCGGCGATCATGGCCGCCCTCACCACCCACCAACCGAACGACTCAACGACCGAGGAACCGACCCATGGCTAACCTGAACGGCTTCGACGCCAACCAGGTGGAGCCGTCGAGCGACTTCGAGCGGTCCCGGCCGGCAAGTACCTGGCCGTCATCACCGAGAGCGAGATGAAGCCGAACAAGGCTGGCCACCGGCAGCTACCTGCAGCTCACCTTCGAGATCCTCGACGGCCCGCACAAGGGGCGGCTGCTCTGAGCGTGGCTCAACCTCGACAACCCGAACGCGACGGCGGTGCAGATCGCCCGGGCGGAGCTGTCGGCCAGAGCTATACACTTGGACTTCCAGGACACGACCGGCATCCGGGCCGACCACCAACGGTCGCCCCAGGAACGCGAGCGCACCCAGGTCCGCCAGCAGGTTCCGTTGGATTGGCCGAGTAAGTTCAAGTAAGATCGGATGCTGGGAACCAGTCTGTGGCCGATTCCATCAAGTCTACATCAGGTCGTTAGCTGCGCCGGTTGGCTCTTGCACTATCGCCAAGGTGCTCTACCATGGCGTAGGATCTTTTCTTCTGGAACCAAAGCGATTCTTAGGTTTTGAACGTGTTCGTCCTGTCTGGACATAAAAGAGCATGTTCTTGCACGACGCATGATTCCTGTGGAGGACGCCTCGGATGATGGGACAAGAAAAATCAGGTGATACAGGTGAAAGCCGTTCGGAAACTGTCAGCGCCCTCACTCGTTGGTACACGAAGGTACCAGCAAGTAACCCGGCACTGTTGTCACTCAGTCCCTTTCGTTATTGGCGCTGTTTCCCACTATTCTCAACCCTGCACGTTATTGGGCCAGTCTTAATGCTTGTTATGGTTTTTCTCGTGCATTGGGTATTTGCTATTGCCGTCTTGGCTTGGCTCCTGATCCTGGGCTTGTTCTGGTTGCAACGGTATGTAGTTGCCGACGGTGGTGATCTGTGCCCAGCCATGATCGTTCAGACCCATCCATATCGTATCGCCATTCGAGCTGATCTGACTTTCGGGCTTGATTCTTGGCCAGTAATCAAAGTCATTAATCAGCCGCTCGGACGAACCCGAATGCGACCGCTGGCAGTTGGCACGCTCCTTCCTGTCGTGGCCACATATTATAAACTCGACGGTCTGAATCATTGGGCCGACATCGATGCTTTTGCTGCCCCTTGTCTGACCGACGACCAATCAGCCATCGACCAGACTGTTCGTCGTATCCCCGATGCAGAGTGGCAGGCTCTTCAAAGCGACTGGGCCAAGCTGAATCGACCTGAGCTACCCGGACTCTACCACCTTCGTCCGGACGGAAGCTGCAGCATTCCACTCAGCCGCTGGCGGTATGCACGCGCTAACCCGCTTCTGCCAATCATCACCTCCGTCCTGGTCGTCGGTCCGCTGATTGTCGGCTTCTTTTATCCCGTCTGGTGGGTGTGGAGCCTAAGTGGCTTGGGGTTGCTGTTTTGGTGGTTGTGGGAACTTGGCGCCCGGCAGACCGCACAGTACGGTTTCTCGTGTGCTGCCAAGTTCGTCGATGAAAAGGCAGGTCTCATTGCGATCTATGCGAACCTCAGCACCGGGGACGGCTTCTACCCAGCAATCAAGGTTATCGCAATTCCTTCTTGGCTAGCCCAGCTGGCTCAAATAAACGAAGGGAATCGCGTCCCAGTGGTGGCATTATTCAGCAACAAAGACCCAAGTGAAGACTTTTGGACTGACTTGGCCCCTGAGTTGGTGCAGGCCCTGACGGATAATCCGCACGAAGCACAACGGGTGCTGTCTCGACTACCAGCCGAAGCGTGGCAGCTTCTCGATGTAGGGTTGCGTCAGCTTGATCAGCCTCAGCCGGGTGTGCATCGACTGAACCTGCCCGATGCTGATTGGCCCGACCTCGAGCTCAGTAGCGATCAGCAGAATTAGGCCGGTTTGCAATCTCTCGACTGGCTCTCCTCGGACTTCTGGGGAGTTGGGCTCCTCACTGAATTCCTTTCATGGGCAATTGCGGGTGTCAACTGCGGAGCGGTCCGGCGACTCGAAGGGAGGAGACCATACCCCTAGTCATCCCCTGCGCTCGTTTCCGCCGAAGAATTTGCTGCCGTTCCAGGCGGTTTGCTCATTGGTACTCAGCAGGGCGAAGAACTCGTCGGCAGCCAACTAAGGTGTCTCCACGTCGCGGTCCTCCGCCCATTGACAGGCGCGTTGGCCACCAGGAATCTTTTCACCCCGCTAGCAGGAAGACCGGGCCAGCCGTCGCCGTGGCTGACTTTTTGCTCCGCCAGTTGATGGGCACGTATCACGTCGTCGAGTCAGGCTCCTACGCGGCGCCAAGTAAGCTCCCTGGCAGGAATTCACCCACGGACGTTTCGGCGTAATAGTCGGTTCCGGCAACGCGGTCGACCAGCTCCAGGTCCGGGAGCGTGCCACAAGCGGCGTCGGCGAGGCCCCGGCCAAGGAGTGCCCCGAGTGCCGAGCCCTGATCGCGGCCGGGTACGCCGTCTGCCCCGAGTGCGGCTACGAGTTCCCGCCGCCGGACCGGGCCAAGCACGCGGCCAAGGCCAGCGACGCCGGGATCCTGTCCGGCCAGGTGACCGTCGAGACGCTGCCGGTGCGGGACGTGATGGTCAGCGTCCACACCAAGCGGGGCGTGGCGGAGGATGCCCCGAAGTCCCTGCGGGTGGACTACAAGATCGGCTGGCACCGGTGGAAGTCGGAGTGGGTCTGCCTGGAGCACGATGGCTTCGCCCGGCAGAAGGCGGTGGCGTGGTGGAGGAAGCGGTCGAAGGTGCCGGTGCCGGCGACGGCGGCCGAGGCCGTCGCGATCGCCAACGCGGGCAGGTTGGCTGCGACCACGTCGATCACGGTGCGGTCGGTGAGTGGCAAGGAGTACGACCGCATCAGCGCCCACGAATTAAAGCCAAATGTCTAACTACTCTTGAGCATCCTATGAGTCCAAGTTGCTGTGTTGAAGACATCTTGAGCGAGCTGGACCTGATCGGTTAGACCAGAGTTATGAAGACCTCGACCGCACGGAATCGGCTGGTACGGGTGGCGGAGTTGGCTCTGGCGGTGGCGGCCGACGAATCCCGCGTACTCGTGCCCGAAGAGCCCGCGGCGGTTTACCCAACCGCAACTGCTCGCCTGCCTGGTGTTGCGGGCGTATGCCAAGCAGACGTACCGCGGGGTGGTCGACCTGCTGGGGGCGTCCGACGACCTGCGGCGGGTACTCGCCCTGACCCGCGTGCCGAACTCCTCCACCCTCCAGCGGTTCGCCGACCGGGCCGTCACCCCAGCCCTACTCGACCGCGTTCTTGGGCGGTTGATCGAGCGGGTCAGGCCGGTGGTCGAGG